TTCTGGGAACCATTTATTCGGCATTGTTGCCATTCTATACATCTGTGTTGACGCAACATTAAGTCCATATGTCCCGTGATTATTTCCCGTTCTTATCCATGTTTTTCCAACTTTCTTTATGTGCTGAATAGTGTTTTGTGCATTTGCGGATAATTCACCGTTCATTCCATTGAGTCGATTGTCAGTTGCGATCGTAATAATCAATTGCGAATTAGTCGTTGCTTTTAAATCCTCACAAAGCAGATATAAATCTGTGCAAGGTTTGCTCAACTGTATCTCCACAGTAGCCATTTCTTCCGTTATGCTTGCAGTACCGACAAGCTCATATTCTTCGCTCATTGTGCTTTCTTCCTCACTTCCTAATGTTCTCCGTCTCTCCATCAACTCGCACTCCAATTCTGGGATGTAAGTAATCCCTCTAAAATTGACACCTCATATACCTTGTTCACATCGACCGTAAAGCTACCAATATTCACATTGGATGGATGTACTACTCGTGTAGCTGTTGCACCAGATTTAAAAATGAAATGTACCTCACCAGTTCCCTCACCGATGGTGTATGTAAGACTTTCCATCTCTGGGAATACGTATAGCTTATTCGGTTCGAGCGCTACTGTGGTATCTGTAGACAGCTTCTCGATACGCTCTATACCACCTGTCTCGATTGTGATTGCAAGGGCTTCACTTCCATCGTATGTGTGGTTTCGACCTCCATATGTGATGGTTAGTGCTTGTGGGTTTGGAAGAGTGGTTGGTACTGTAGGAATTATTGGCTTTCCTTGTAAGTCTTCATAATTGCCGGAAAAATCGCTCTTGTTGTCCCAACTCTGTTTTTCTGTGTCTGTAACGATACGGTGTTCTGAATCATCCTGTAAATCGGACAGATTTTTCGGGATTCCCGTTGTGTCCGGCAGTGCTCCTACTTCTTCTGCTGTATATGTCGGCTTCTTGCTTTGCAACGCCCATTCCGCAAGTTCTGGTTTCCCACGTAAATCTCGATATTCTCCTGAAAAGTCACTCTTTGCGTTCCAAGCTTGTTTCTCTTCCTTTGTCACAGTTTCGTGTTCATCGTCCGCTGTCAGTTCTGAAAGTTTCGATGGAATCACGGTCGTACTCGGAAGTGCTCCGACTTCTTCTGCGGTATAAGCAGGCTTTTCTTCCGTTTTTGCCCATGCTGGTACCGTTGGGTCAGATTCTTGTATCGCATGTTCTTCCAGATACTTTTTTACCGCTCCCTCTATTGCTCCCTCTGATGCTCCGCCTGTTATACTCTTTGCTTCTACTTCTGTCGGTTTACCATTTTTATCAATAGCTTTAATAGTTAAAACCTGTCCAACTTTTGCTGTATCTGGTCTAGTTATCCTTTCAGACAAATCAAGATTCAGGTTATCCCGTATATTTTCTGCATCAGACACCGCTTTCTCCGCCCGTTCTGCACTGGCATTTACTGCTACTACGGTTTCATGAAAGATGTTAGGCTCTGGCAATGGTTCTTCTGACGGGTTCTCTGGTTTGGTTCGGGATTTTACGTGTAATACAATCTGGTACTCTGTATTTCCAGAAGTTTCATCCGTCAAATATATGTAAGCATATATACTATAATCTTGCGAATGCCCTTCGTTTTTCAATAACTCGTCCGGGATTTTGACTTCTGTCACACCGCCCGTTGTTGTTCCTATCCTTGTTATTACGCTACCACTCTTTTCATGTAAGGAAAACTGTATCTCTACGGTTTTAGGAAAGTTCTTACCCGTAATTCGCAATTTCTGACCGTAATCATACTGCCAAATACCGGTAAATATTTCTTTGTATGTCGATTCTAATTTACATTCAATAATATTGTTCATCTTGTTACCACCTATTCTGTTACAGTTCCTGTTCCGGCATTATAGATGTATTTCTTGCGCACCTTATCGTATAAGCATAATGTACCGTCAGCCTTTTTAACCGGAATCATATCTGCCACAAGGTTGCTTCCGGAATAGATTTTCGCATAATAGATTTTTCCCTTCAGACCAACTCCGGCAGCTTCACCATTTTTGCTCATACATCCAATGTAATATGGACTTGTCAATGTAAAATTACCAGCATTATCCAGGGTTACAGAATTGTTCCCAAATGTAGCAGTTGCTCCATTCTGTTTGATAGTCCATGCATCTTCCCAAAATGCCGTATTTTTCACTGCGCTTGAAACTGATCCTCGAACAACGTAGAAATTGTCTGTCACCGAGTAACCATACTTATATTTATCATCCCCTGCGCCACAAATATATGTCGTTCCAGATTTGACATATAATTTAGCCTCTGTGTTCGTATTCTGATCCGGTAAAATCTCTGTGTCGAAATAGCAATTACCATCGACACTAAGCGATTCCAGTTCTGTGTGACTTTCGCTCGGATCAACTGTATTCTCAGCAACATTAACTGTACACTGAGCTGTATATCCACCATCATCCGTTGTTACTGTAACTACAGATGTACCGACAGCTTTTCCTGTAACTTCCCCATTGCTGACAGTTACGTTTGAGTTACTTGTACTCCACTTAACCGATTGATTCGTTGCATTTGATGGCTTTACTGTTGCTGTCAGTATTGCACTTTCTCCTTTTTTGATACTTAATGTATTCTTACCAAGAGACACACTTGTAACCGCTATAACGGTCGGTGCGACAGACGCTGTAGTATATCCTATTCCAAGATTTCTTAGTTTCTGGTCAATAACTGGGCTGTAAAATGTGCGATACCATGATTCTACTGGATGCACACCGTCACCTTTCTTGCTGTTTGGGTTGTAGGTATATTTGTCTTTATTCACCGATGTCATAGCAATTTGAGAACATTTTCTCATATCAAGGTATGGCATATTCCATTTATCACAGATTTCAATCGCTTTTGAATAGATACTGTCCACGTAAGAGTTGTCTTTTGCGAAGCTGTGTGGAATAATATATAATTTAACCGCCAGAGGATACCTGTCCATGATGTATTGCAATGAGCTTTCCAATGCACCGCAGAATGTACTTGTGTTATATGATGCATCATAATTAGTCTCAATCGATCCGATAGGAAGTCCATTATTCTTATCGTTCACGCCACCGTCGAAAATTATCGCATCCGCAGCACCCGTGTACGATGTAATCTGATTAACAATCGGTGTATGTGACGGATTGGATGTCACTGCCATATTCGCCCCGGATTCAGCCTTATTGATCCACGTAGCATTCGGATACTTTTCTTTTAATGGCTGGATGATTCCTGTTCCCTCTTTCCATCCCCAGCCAGCAATGATACTATCGCCAAATGCTACAATTGTCTTGTTTTTATACGGATTTTTAACGGAACCAAACAGCGTTCCTATCTTCACTCTTCTTGTTATTGGAGTAGAATCCTCTATGATAATATCATCCGTATCGTTCACTTCTGTGACTTGTGGAAGATCTTTTATGCGTATTCCGTATATTTCCTGCGCTTTTAAATTTTCATTAGCCATTTGCATCATCCTCCTTAAAATAATTTGTAATGTGGCATTTTCTCTTTCCACAATATATGTCTTATCCAATCATCCAAGACAACCGCTACTGCCGATAAGAAAAACCATATTACGGTAAATGGTAAGCATATCTGACCAAGTAAATTGAAAGGCATGTTGCTGTAATCCCATACATTCCAACCGAGCCATAAATTCACGATGCAACCACATACGAATTCCAATGCAGTAATCACAATCGCACCGATCAACATCTGCCTTACCAGTGGCATCTTCCGGCATTTTTCGTTGATACAACCAATAAGGAAGAACGCCAAACCACCAACGATGAACATCGACCAATGGCTACGTCCTCTTGCTATTAGCTCTATCAGCACGTAAATCAGGCCACCAATCCCAAACAGAATCAGCGGTCTTAACTTCTTCATGATTTCTGAGCCAACATTGCTTTCAGTGGCTCAGACTGATATGCTTCTGGAATATTCATTCCGTAGGTAACTTGTTCAACCTCTTCTTTGCTTTCCAGAGAACGAATGAAAATGCGGAGGTCACGGAAATAAGTCACGTGCCATGTTACATAGGATAGTGCAGACGAAGTGATTTTTGCCATATCTGCATTGCTGTAGAATTTGCAGTGTTCATCTTCATCAGAAGTATGCCAAGGAATATTTTCAGTTCCGATTGCGACCTGAGCCTGTAATCCAACAAGGCTAGTCTGGTCACGCTCAGTCAATGAGAAATGTTCTGTACTGCCATCAGACAGAGTAACATCAACTCCCTGTGCTATGAGCTTCTGCTGTATGTCGTTCATCTCTGCGACCTTAGCTTCTTTCACTTCATCAAGACTGATTTCCGGTTCTGGCTCTGGTTCCGGTTCAATCGGTTCAACATATACACTTCCATCGTCAGACAAGATAAATCCATCTTCCAGTTCACGGTATAATGTTGTGAACCCATCATATTTTCCAAATACATTGCCAGCATTATTCAGTAGGTGAAAACCGGATGTATTTGGTTCTGTCCCGGTTATCTCGATAAGGTGTACACTTAATTTCTTTACAGTTGCTGTAACCGTTTCTGATTGATTTAAAAATAATATATTCACGGTTTATCCCCTCCCTATCTTGCAAATACCGAACAAAGTGTTTTTGAGTTAGCATACAACTTTACAGATGTATCAG